GGCTGGATCTTGGCCAGCAGGAACTTCGATGCAAACTTCATGACTTGTTACCTCGCGCTTTGGTCTCGGTTGATGCCTTCCCCGAGACTTCGCGCTCGGGCGTTTTCTTGCGGGACTGGAGCGCCTGGAACTCCTGTTCGGTCAGACGCTTGCCGTCCACGATGTAATACCGTCCGCCTGCGTTCATTGCGGTCTCCGTCGGGTTGGGTTGGATGAATCGGCTCTATTGCTGCGACAGCGTGTGCCAGGTGCTGAAGATGTCCAGCCACCAGATCTTGTCGCCGCTGATCTTGCGCACCTGGCCGCGACTGTGCTCCATGGCCGTCCAGTATTCGGTGTACTGCCAGCCGAGCGCGGCGTTGAACACGCGCTCGCGCATGGCTTCCAGGTCGCTGAACGGGCAGATGGTGTACACCCACACCTGGCGGGTGTTGCGCTGCTTGACTAGGTTGTCCGCGTTGGATTCGTCGCTGGTTTCTTCGGCGATGAAGCTGAGCGCGGCGGGCAGATCGGCGTTTTCCGGCAGGTCGAACGGCTCCACCTCCCACGCGTGCGCTACCGTCTCGAAACCGCCGGTGACGACCAACTCTGCCTCGAGATGCGCGATGAAAGCGGTGATCATCGCGCGGCCTTGTTCTGGAAGAACGTGAGGTTGCGATTGAGCTCGATGTTGGCGTCCTTGCCGATCTCACGCTCGACGACTTGAGCGACGTCGCGGTTGACCATTTGCGGCAGCGACAAGCTGAATTTGCGCTCGATCGGCTGACGGGTATCGCCCTGGCGCTGCATTGTGGGTCCGGAATCGCCGCGCAGTGGGAATGCGCCGGATACGACGCGGCGGCGCCCGGCCTTCTTGATCTTTGCGCTGACCGCCCGCCGTCGGCCGCGGTCCGTTGCAATCGTGCGGATGCTGGTGCCGAACCGGTCGAGCGGCAGCGGGCCGCCCCGGTATTCGAGAATCGATACGGTTTCTTCGGACGTCCGGCGCGAGCGCAGCGATACCGCTTCCTTTACGGTCGCCGCCTTGATGTTGTAGATTTTCCGGACTTCCTTGCTTACGTTCGTGCGCGCCTTGCGCATGGTGCGCGGGATCGTGGTGCGCAAGGCCTTCTTCACGATCTGCGGGTCGAACGCGCGCTGCACTTCGTCGAAATTCTCGAAGCTGAATCGAAGCAACATCATCAGGTGTGTACCTCGAAGCTGACCACGTAGCCGTCGTCGGATTCGCGCCGGCCGATCGTGAACGATTCACCGTCCACCACCAGCGCCTGCCCATGCTTGGCGCCGGCGGCAAAGCTGCGCAAAAACGTAGCGCGCGTGATGCGGTCGATCACCCGGCCGTCATCGTCGAGCACCTCCAGATCGCGGTCAAGAATGACCTGGCCGGCCGTGCCGTCGAGGGTGCAATCCTGTGCGAACGCGAGGAACGCTTCGGTGCTGGTGTCGAGCTCGATCACCGGTTACTGCTATGCCGATTCGAGCATCGAGACGGTCAGGCCGCCGACGCGGTCGGCAGCATCCTGAAATGATTCGAACGGGCCTGCGGCTTCTCGGCTGGCGATGATGTCGCCTGCGGTCTTCTTTCCGACGCCGTGAATCTGCTGCAGATCGGACTGGCCTGCGTGGTTGAGCAATGCAAGCAGAAGCCCGCCGGCGCTTTGCTCCGGGCCCGCATCCGAAATATCGCTTGTGACGATGTCGCCCGCGATCTCTTCACGCGGCTCCCCTGTGGCGGGGGCTTCGCGCTCGTCTTGCGATGCTTCGGGTAGAGGCTCGACATACTGCTCTGCCAAACCGGGCGGGATGCGGCCACCAGGGAAGTCCTTCGGGCCGTAGATGACGACGCCTTCATGCACGCGCGGGTATGGAATCTGGTTCTTGGGCATTTGATCTGCTCCATCAAAACGCCCCGGGCGGGCCGGGGCGTCAGGTTGCTGTGAGCCGTTAGTGTCGCGTTAGGCAACGTCGGTGTTGCCGGGGGTCAGCAGCGCCTTGGCCGTGGTGTCGCCGTCAGCGCCGGAGGCCCATGCGACCGCAGCGCCGGTGACATCGCCGGTGGCCGGAGTTGCCGAACTGTCGTCAAACGCGCCGGCCGAGACGTCGTAAATGAGCTTTTCGCCCTGGCTGAAGACGGCTGCCGATACCTTGGGCACGGTGAACACGCCGCTGGTGGCGAGCTCGCCGGATTCACCGTCGGGAATATCGGTGATCGCAATGCCGATGATGTTGCCGACGACGACGATATCGTTGCTGGAGATCGCCGACCCGGAGCTGTTTGCGTAGGTGATGGTGTCACCCTTCTGCACGAACTTGGTGGTCATGACTCGTTACCTTTCGTTTGGATCAGGGGAAGGCCCGGCCATGCGGCCGGGCCGGGTCGACGCTTACTCGCCGTCGTTGCGGAACATGCCGCGCCAGTCGATGGGCTTGGCCGCGAAGTTGTGGCGCACCTTGACCTTGACGCCGTCGACGTCGAAGCCTTCGGAGGTCTCGACCTGCGGGCCTTCCTCACCCTGCAGGAATCCGTACTCGAAGGTATCGACCATGTTCGGGTCGGCCCACAGATACCAGGCCTTGGTGCTGGCGGCATCCAGACGCGGCTCGCTGACCACCTGCAGGCGGCCGGCGAAGGGGTTGATGTTGCCGCTGGAGTCGGGCTGCAGGTTCTGGCTGACGAACTGCTCGGCCAGGGTTTCCTGCTCGGTGGGCACGACCAGGAAGCTCGGCTGCACGTTGATGAAGTGCTCTTCGTTCAGGCCCTTCTGCTGGCGCATGAACTTGCGGCCTTCGCCGATGCTGACGATCGAGATGGCCGATCCGGTGTCCTGCAGGTTGCCGTGGCTGGTGCTGAACAGGGCGTTGCCGTCGGACATGTTCGGGTTGCCGGTGACCTGCGCCCAAAACAGTTCCGATTCGAGCTGGCCGGCCGCGGCGCCCATCAGGGCCGGGACGCGGGTGAAGGCGTCGAGATCGTCGTTGATGATGATCTCGCTGGTGATGGCCAGCACCTTGCCGTACTTGAACAGCCGGTACTTCTCGGCCGCTTCGCCAACGGTGCCGTAGGTGTATTCACCGCCTTCGAGCACCTTCTGCAGCTTGGGCGCTTCACCCATCTGCACGCGCGAGACTTCCTTGTAGTCGGGCAGCGTGGCGCGGCGCGCCAGCGGGAGGAAAGTGCGCGGGGCCAGTTCGTAGCCGTCGCGAAGAGTCTTGCCGACGACGTTCTCGAGGATGAGCGGGAAGTCGCTGGTGGAATGCAGCGCGGCGCGGGCGACTTCATGCACGCCCATGCCGCGGGTGCGCTTGCCGCTCATCTCGGCGAACTCGCGCGCCATTTCGCGCAGGCTCATCCCGGCCCACTCTCGGCCGGGGTCGTCGCCCTTCATCTGGTAGCGACTCGGGTTGAACCGGTTGAGCAGCGCGGTGGCGACCGAGTTGCGCGTGGTGTCGCGCTCGTCGCGCGTGATTTCGATGGCGTTGCCCCCGCCGATGTTGCCGACGTTGTTGGCCAGGTAGTCGGCCAGCATGTTGATCTGGCTTTCTGCCTGGGTCAGTTCCACGCCGTCGTCGATAAGCCGGTCGCGGAAATCGTTGTCCAGCTTCTTGTCGGCGCAAAGGCGCTTGATGGTGTTGCAGCGGGTACGCTCGGCTTCGACCGCCGACTGTGCGGCGGCCTGGGCGTCTGCGCTGTTGGTGCCGGCCGAATCGGGCGTGTTGGCGGTTTCCGGAGCCGCCGGATCCGTCGTGCTGTTTTCTTCAGGCATGGTGCTGTCCTCTGTTTCGGGATGGATGGGCGCGGCGGCCCGGTTGCTACGGCTTGGTGCCGATTGGTGCTTGGCCAGCGCGGCGATGCGCTCGGGCATGTGCTGCGTGCCGGCCAGAATGCTGAGGTTGCAGCGGTTGATGGCCGCTGATGCGTCGGTGTTTTCGTCGCCCACCACGGCATCGGCGAAGCCGAACTCGACGGCCTCGTCTGCGGTGAGCCAGGTTTCTTCGTCCATGATCTCGGTCAGGAATTCGCGCTCCTGCCCGGTCTTGGCCTGGTAGATATCGAGTATGGATTCCTTGATCTGGTCGAGCACGTCGGCTGATTTGCGCAGCTCCTGGGCGTCGCCCATGGCGACGTTCCACGGGTTGTGGATCATCATCATGGAGCCGCGCGCAATTTCCACCCGCGAACCGGCGAGCGCGATGACCGAGGCGATGGACGCGGCCAGGCCCTGGATTCGGACTGTGATGCCTTCGATCGCGGCAAGTTGGTGGAAGATGTCGATGCCCTGGAAGACCAAACCGCCGGGCGAATTGATGACGACGGTGCCGGGGCCAGTGAGGCCGGTGGTCAGGTCCGAGACGTCGTCGTCGGTGAAGCCGTCGAAGAAGTCGCCGACTACGCCGGTAAGACGCAGCTCGAAGCCGTCGTCACCGGTGGCAAGCCGGGCGCGATTGCGCGGGTTTCGATCAGTCATCGTCTACCTCGGTTGATGGAATTTGCGTGCCTTCCGGGCGCGCCTGCGTGAGCCCGGCGGCGGAGACCTTGCGCGGATCGGTGTCGAACACCAGGCCCGATTCGTCGATCTGCTCGTTGAACGCCTGCACTTCGCGGATGAATTCATCGGGCTCGAATCCCTGCTGGCGGATGGCCTCGGGCAGGGTGATGAGCCCGGAGCGAACCGAATCGCGGATGGCCGGGATTTCTCGCGACGGGTCGGTGAGCTCCCGCCGGGGCGGGCTCCACTTGGCCGTCGGTAGGTCATCGGCCAGGCCTGCGGTCTGCACGGCTTCGGCCCACCAGCTCCAGACCGGCTGGCACATCTGAGGGATGACGAGATGCCGCTGCCAGCCGACCACGTTGCGGTGAAATGTCATCAGGCCCATGCGACCGGATGAGAAGTTGACGCTGGACAGATCCCCGGTGAGCACCGAATACGGAAGACCGTATCCGGTTGCGATCTGGTGCAGCGTGACGTTCGAGTATTCGCCATAGCCCTGCACGCCGGGCGGGTTGGCGAACTTGACATCCTTGCCGGCGCGCAGCTCTTCGATGATGCCCGGCGCGACCGTGTCGGGCAGGAGATCAGCTTCTTCGTCGGTCGTGCTCTGGCTGGGGCCAAACGAATCGCCGGGCGTGATGAATACCGAAAAGCAGGCCGCGATCTTCTGGCGCGTGAGCTGGGCGTCTTCGTATTCGTCGAAGTCGCGCATGCGGATAAGCACCGGCGCGGCCCAGGGCACGCCCCGCACCTGGCCGGCGCGATCGACGCGGAACATGTGCAGCACGTCGGCGGCAGGCACTCTGCGCGACTTGAGCGACACACTGGTGAAGCTGGCATCGCCGGGGTGCTCGTCGTACAGCCAGTACGCGATGCGTTGGCCGCGGGCGTTGAACTCCACGCCCTGGACGATGCGGTTGCCGTTGTTGACGACGCTGTCTTTCGACGTGTCGATGTGGTCGGGCTCCAGCACCCGGATTTGCAGCGGTACGCTGCTGCCCGGGCCGAACTGGCGCTGGCGCACGATGAGCGCTTCGCCGGATTCGACCACGGTGCGGAATGCGAGGTTCTGAAGGCCGAAGAAGTTCAGGCGGCCGTCGGCGTCGCATACGGGCGTTTCGAACCAGGCGCGCACCAACGCGTCGACCTCGGCGCGGCGCGCAGGATCCTCCACGATGGGCTGGGGCCGAATGCCCGGGCCGATGACATTCGCCGGAATCTCACGGTGCGCCGCCGCGGCGTAGGCGTTGTTCTGTGCCATGTCGCGCGACCGGGCGCGCAGCAGCGACAGGCCCTTGCGCGTGTCGGCCTGGATGCTGGTGTTGGGCGTTCGCCAGTGCTTGGTGCGCCGGCCGCGGCTGGCGCCCTCGAAAAGGTTGAACGCCTGCCGGTACTGCATGCGCTTGAAGGCGCGGGCCGGAGATACCCAGCCGACCACGCGGTCGATGATGTTGGGCTTGGCTTCACTCACTTGGCCAGGCCCTTGTCGAAGCTGGTCAGCACCCGGTTTGGACTGCGCGTGCCGGCGAGTTCGGTATCGATGCGGTTGAGCAGCGCGATCATTTCGGATTGCGTGCGGTACTTGATGGTCCGGTCACCAAAGCGCACCTCGGTGTGCCCGGTTGCAACCGCTTTGGCGAGCTTGTCGCGCTGTGCTTGAGTCCAGGCCATGTCAGTCCAGGTAGTTCATGCGGCGGCGCTTCTTCTTGCGCTGGCCGCTGGTGAGTTGCGGTCGTGCCGTGGCAAGCGTGGGTGATTGATTGAGGTCGATTCCGAACTTCTGCTGGGCGATCCGGACGGCGACCAGGCCAAGCACGCTGCAGTCCCAGGCCTCATTGCGCCGGCGCCCGGCTTCGTATACAAACACTTCCTTGCCGCGGGATAGCTTGCGAACCTTTTCCTCGGCCGTAAGCTGGGCGAAGTAGGTTTCATCGAAGTCTTCGATGATCGGCCAGTGCCAGTAACCCGGGCCGGGGTCGGCGATCTTGATGCGTTGCCACAACAGATCCTTTGCTGTGTCGGTGCCGACCTCTACCAGGTAGACGCCCTTGTCGTTTTTTTTCCGCGGGAAGTTGACAATGGGCTTGCCGTAGTAGCTCGAACCCTTTGTCGGGAAAGCGAATAGCGGGCCGAGGCGCCTGCACAGGGTAGCGACCTCGTCGCCATAGTGCCCACCGTAGTCGATACAAACAACCAGCGGCTCGTACAGATCGCCGGTTTTTTTCCTGAACTGCCTGCGCAGTGCCTTGGCCAACTGATCCCAGACCGGCGGGCGGGCAAGGTCACCGTGAATTACGTCGTACGCGATAGACCAGCGCTCTTCGCCAGGCCCCCACCCGTCGTATTGCAGCTCGAACCGGTCATCCTGGTGATCAACTGCCGCCGTGATTATCGTGACTTCAGGCGGCACCTCGCCGTCGAAATGCTCCCGTCGCGTTCTATGGAGAACTTCTGCTTCCAGCTGTTCCTTTTCGTCAGTCTCCCAGGCCTGGCCGAGGGTCAGGTTCACGAATCCTTGCAGCTTTTCGGGCTTGCCCTGTACGCTTAACCATTCGCGAACGATGCCGGTCCACGGCACCATTTCATTGATGCCGCTCCACAGGTGAAACCCAACGGTCAGCGGCGGTTCGATCAGCCTGTCGCGGGCGTCCCTGAACAGGCCTTGCTTATCAAGCCAGACCTCGCGATCCTCGGTCATCCAGCGACCGGTTTCGCGGGCCTGCACTTGGTAGGCGTTGTGATCGAATCGCTGGGCACACGACTCGCACTGGTAGCCGACGCTATCGTCATCCAGCCGCCCGGCGTCATCCTTGCGGAACTTCAGGCCGTGCGGCTCATCCTTGCCGCCCCAGCGAACCACCTGCTCGTGCTCGCAGTGCGGGCACTCGATGTGCCAACGCAGCCGGACTTCACAGGCCTCTTCGCCGCGTTCGATCATGGATGTCTGCTTGATCTTGGGCGTCGAACCGACGATGAGTTTTGGAAAACTGGCACCCTGAACGCGTCGCTGAGCCAGCTGTACCGGCGGCCCTTCGCGCTCGATCGAGTGGTCGAAGCCGTCGAGTTCATCCAGCGCAGCCACGTCGACGGACAGGCGCCGGTAGTTCTTGGCCGCCTTGCCGCCCCGTAGGTGAAGCGATGCACCGACAAACTGCTTCAGCGCCAGAGTGTTGTGCTTCGACTTCTTGTCGAACGCCGGGAATATGCGGCGGATCGAATGGTTGTCACGGATGGCCGGGTCGATCTCTGTCTTGCAGAACTCGTCGCGG